TATATATTATAAAAGACCTGCCTAATTTATATAGGTACGAAAAAAAAGATTGGAAAATGTGGGATGTCAGACAATAAGCCAGCATTATTTATGAAGGGTGGGGTGGGTGGCCCCGGTAGACCCAAAAATTCTATAAATAAGAACCGCCTAGTGTCAGAAGTGCTTAATAAGTTAAACTTTGACCCCCTTACCGAAGCAGTTACAATGTTTCGAGATGATGAAACGCCTGTGAAGGTTAGGGCTGACTTGTTAATGAAGATTGTGCGTCTGGTATACCCAGAAGTTAAGCAAGTACAGGTTGAGAGTCACACCATGGCGACTAAAATTAACCCTATTGCAGAAGCCATGTTACAAATACAGGAAAAATCAGAGGGATTTGCTTACCAAAATAGGAATGTGAGTGGAAGCGAAGATACCAAAAAACCTAGTACAGCTAATTAAAAGCCGTACATGGCGATTAAATAATTTATACCATATTAGACCGAAGGAGGGCAGTAGCCTGATACCCTTCCGTTTAAATTGGGCGCAAAAAGAAATATACTCTAATATTTGGAGTCGCATGATTGTCTTAAAGGCAAGACAATTAGGTGTAACTACCTTTTTTTCTGTTTTATTTCTTGATGATTGCTTATTTAATCCGAATAGAGAGGCAGGTATTATTGCGGATACAAGGGAAAATGCGGAAGAAATATTTAGGACTAAAGTAAAAGACGTTTGGGATAATGTAGCAAAAGATATTCCTGCCCTCAGAACATTAATTCAAGAAACAGTTAAATTGGAAAGCGAACAAGGTAAAAGATTGATATTTAGCAATGGGTCTGCGTTTAGAGTGTCTACTTCTATGCGATCTGGTACTCTCAGCCAGTTATTAATTACAGAATATGGGAAAATTTGTGCAAAAGAACCTGAAAAGGCTAGGGAAGTGCGTACTGGCAGTATTGAAACATTGCCTAGAGATGCTCTGTTAGCTATGGAATCAACGGCAATGGGCAACGAGGGTGATTTTTTTAATAAATGCAGAGATGCGGAACTAGATAATCTATCTAAAAAAGAACTCACCACTATGGACTACAGGTTCTTTTTCTTCCCTTGGTATAAAGAAGCAGGGTACAAGTTGGAAACTAGCACCCCTGTTCCCCCTGATGTGGAAACCTATTTTGAAAATCAAGAAAAAGATTTAAATATTAAATTCAGTACCGCACAAAAGGCTTGGTACTCTAAAAAATTATCGGAATTAGGGGATGATGTTAAACGTGAGTACCCAACAACCGCAAAAGAAGCCTTTGAGCAGAGCATAGAGGGTGCTTACTTATCACGACATTTACAATCAGCCTATATAGATGGCAGAATTGACGCAGTACCCTATATTAGAAGATTGCCAGTACATACTGGATGGGATTTAGGAATTAACGATACTACTTGTATTTGGTTTTTCCAAATCCATCAAGACTGCATCAGATTTATAGACTATTATGAAAATGCGGATGAGGGTTTGACCCACTACATTAATCTTTTAAAGCAAAGAGATTACCGATACGGCAAACACCTTGCTCCGCACGATATTGAGGTGAGAGATTTTACGATTGGTAAGACTCGGAAAGAGTTTGCTAGGGAACAAGGGTTGATTTTCGAGACAGTACCACGCCCTAATGATGTAATGGATAAGATTGAGAGCGTCCGTACTGTTTTTCCACAATTTTATTTTGACGAGTCTAAATGTGCTAGAGGCTTGACTTGTTTGAAGAATTATCGTAAAGAATGGGATGATAAGAATGGTTGTTATAAAAACCGCCCATTACATAATTGGGCATCTCATGGATTTGATGCGCTGTCTACAGCAGCTTTAGGCTTTGAAGCAGGCTATTTAAATGTTAAAGTATTGCAGGAGAGTGCAGATATAGCGTATGATGTATTTAATTAGGAGTTAAACTATGGGTATGGGAAGTAAAGGCCAAATGCCTGCAATGCCAGCACCGATTGTCCAAGCACCACCAACAGAAGATAGCTACCTGCCTGAGAAATCGGCTTTACCAGAAATCCCGCAGGTATCTCAAGCTAAACTAGATGCAGAAAAACGCAAAAAAATGCAACGCTTAGCATTAACAGATACTAGAGAGTCTAATATCACTAACATAGGCGGTGCATTAGGTGACGGTATGGTAGAGGATGAGGAAATTAAAAAATTAGGGTTGTATGTTACGCCTAAAACGATTGGTAAGAGTTCTACAAAAGGGCTATTAAGTACATAAAGGGGCTAGTATGAAAAACGATAACTACGAATTAGGGTATACTTTAGATAAAATTATGCGTTTTGCAGATTGTAAGGGTGGTGGTGGCCCTAGAGTAGACTATGCTGCAATACAACGCCAACAACAACAAGAACAGGAACGCCAGCGTGTTATAGCACAAGCTAAGGCTGATGAAGAATACCGTATACAGGGTGTCAGCGATTATATAGATTTTATGTCAGACAACCCTAAGACAATGACATATCAAGCTGCAACTGGACGGTATTTCCAAGGCATTAGCCCCGGTGCTACACCTAGTGCTGCGTTAGAAAACTACCTGACCGATAAAACAATTAATGTAGATGCTGTAAAACAAGACCCTAGTAAGTATTTTGAGAGAAAAACCAGCCAACCTAGTGTACAACAAGGACGTATTAGATTTGGTAAGATACCAGATAGGGCATCTCGAACTGGTTTACTGGGTACTGGTGCAAGCGATAAGAAAACTTTACTGGGAGCCTAAAGTATGCCAGTAGCAACTGATCTATTAAAGCGATATGAAGTTTTAAAGAATGACCGCATTTTATGGGAGCCTTTTTTTCGTGATGTGCGTGATTATATTAGACCGAGAAAACAGCAGGTAGACAGTTCTCCGAGTATTAGCGCAGAACGTCATACCAATAAAATGTTTGATTCTTCCGCACCAGAGGCAAGCCGTATTATGGCTATGTCGATGCAAAATGCGCTAGTCCCTCAATCGGTTGTATGGTTTGGTCTTTCTATCCCCTCTGGGCATCCACTTGCCCCTATTAATGATGTCCCTGCCGTAAAGCGTTGGTTCCACGAAGTTACGCAAAAAATGTTTTTTAGTATGCACGAAAGCAACTTCTACACTACGATTGGAGAAGCCTTTTTAGATTTTACTTCGTTTGGGACTATTAATATTTTATTAGAAGAAAGCCAATCATATCAGGATGGTTTTGGAGGGTTAGTGTTCACCTCTATACCTACTGGTCAGTTTGTTTTTTCTGAAAATAAATGGGGTAAACCTGATACGGTATTTTGGGAGTATGTTTTTACCGCAAGGCAGGCCAAACAACTCTTTGGTAATAAAAAGTTACCTGATTCAGTTAAAAAAGCGTGTAAAGAGGCTCCTGATACTAAATTCACATTCGTGCGTGTTGTGATGCCGAGCGAAGATTATGAAATGAACTCTGTAGATGCACTCAAAAAACAGTACGCTACAGTTGATATACATTACGATACTAAGAAGATTGTACGCAGAAGTGGTTTTGATGAATTACCTTATGTGATCGGTAGATTTGAAAAGGCATCTGGGGAATTATGGGGCAGAAGTCCTGCTGATATAGCCATGCCTGATATAAAGACGCTCAATAAAATTCGAGAACTCGAACTAAAGGGACTGTCTACTGCCGTTCATCCACCTTTGATTGCACCAGATCAAGGGATTATTGGTACTTTCAAGATGACTCCTTCGGCAATTAACTACTCTAGGGAGCCTGAACGATTTAAATTTCTCAGGTTTGAGGGTAGATTTGATTTGTCCTCTTTGAAAGCAGATGAGCTAAAGAAATCTATACGTGGTATTTTTCTTGCCGATCAGTTAGTCTTACCTGAAAAATTGAATATGACGGCTGAAGAAGTTGCTACTGTAAGAGAGCAAATCCAAAAGCTACTTGGCCCTACCGTAGCTAGATTTGAGAGTGAAGTGCTAACGCCTCTTATTTTGCGTAGTTTTGGTCTACTAAATAGGGCAGGTGTCTTACCGCCTGCGCCAGCAGAACTAGCTGATTTGGACGAAGTAGAGGTGTCGTATGTTGGGCAACTGGCGAAAAATCAAAAGATACAAGATGTCACGGCAATACAGAGGTGGTTGGGTGTTGCTGCGAATATGGCAGGTTTTGCGCCTGAAGTTTTGGATAATATTAATGTGGATGAGGCTTTACAAATTATCGGTGAAAGAATGGCTGTACCGTCTGCGGTTATGAGGTCGCAAGAAGAAATTGCTCAATTAAGGCAGCAACGGCAGGAAAAAATGGCAATGCAAGAGCAACTTACGCAGGCTTCACAAGTAGCAGAGGGAGCAGGTAAAGCAGCACCAATGGTACAAGCACTAGGAGGTGCAAATGCGTTCCCAGTACAATGAACTGGATGAAATTAGGGAAGCAATAGCAAAGACATTTTCAGGAACTTATGGAGAAAAAGTATTACAATTTTTAGAGGATATGTATATGAATCAAGTTTCGGCTGAACCGAATGATCCGTATACAACTTATTTTAACGAAGGAGGGCGAGGCTTAGTTTTAGGCTTAAAGGCGCAAATTGCTCTTTATAAAAACCCTGCTTCTCAACCTACAAGTTATTTAGATAACGAATGAAAGGAGTAACAAATGTCAGACGAGGCCGTTACAAGCGATAACCTCATTAGTGCTGAACCAGAGGTAGCTGATACTTGGCAAACGCAACATTTACCAGAAGATTTAAGGGAGAATGAAACCTTATCCAAGTTTAAAGATGTTGGTGCGTTAGGTAATTCGTATTTAGAATTACAGAAAATGGTAGGTTCGAGAGTTAAATTGCCTGCCGAAGATGCTACCGAAGAAGATATTAATTCATTTTATAATCAAATTGGTAGACCAGAAAGTCCTGATAAGTACGAGGTCAATATCCCAGATGCTAATTATGAGGAAGCCAAGATTAAAGCGTTCTTAGATCAGGCACACGCATCAGGTCTGACTAATAAACAGGCTCAGGCAGCCGTTGACTTTTATCATTCAATGGATATTGATGGACAAGTTAATGGTGAAGCAGCAATGCAACAGGCGAAGTTAGATGCTGAAACTGCTCTCAAAAAAGAGTGGGGGCCAAATGAATACTCTAAGAACTTAGCAATATCACGTAGAGCGTTCAATCGTTTTGCTGATGATGATTTAAAGCAATTTGTTAATGAAACAGGTGTGACAAACAATGTTGCTATGATTAAATTCTTACATCGGATTGGGTCTGCTTTTAATGAGCCTGCTTTAGAGGGTTCAGGTAAAGATTCTGGTTCGATTGATGCGGATTCTGCAAAATTAGAAATTGCAGCTATGATGAAAGATAAGAAGCATAAATATAATGAAGCATTATTTGACAACACGCACTCTAAACATTTAGAAGCATTATCCTATAGAGATCATTTATATGATATTGTGTATGCGGAAGAATAATGACGGCAACAGAAAATATAATATGTTCTGGTTGTGGGCAATTTGAATATAGGGAGCGCACCCTAAAAAACAAATCCACACCAGAACCTTATGGCTACTGCAATTATTACGATCAGCAAACTTCTGCTGATACGTTTTATGTAGTATGCCCCGGTGCTTCCCCTATATCCTCGGTTATAGAGAAGCCCAAGATTGTGAAGAAGTGGCCTTGAAAGAGACAACCCAATCTTCACGCAAATAAGAGCCTGCATGGTGCAGATAACTCTCCTTTTTAATCTCTTATTTTAAGAGGTATGTTATGAGTATCGAAGTCAATAAGGCATTTGCCCAGAAGTTTAGGGACAGTTTTATTCACTTGGTACAGCAAAAGGGTTCACGTTTGCGTGAGTATGTTCGTGTAAATACGGATGTACAAGGCAAGTACGATCATTTTGACCGTCTGGGTAGCACATCGGCTCAAAGAATTACGAGTCGGCATTCAGATACTCCATTGATTGATACACCACATAGCCGTAGACGAGTTAGTATGGAAGATTACAACTGGGCAGATTTGGTTGATAAAGCTGATAAAGTTCGGATGTTAGCTGATCCTACTAGCGAGTATATGAAAGCTGGTGTATGGGCAATGGGTAGGACGATGGATGATGTACTTATTAGCGCAATGTTGGGCAACGCTGTAAGTGTGGATGAAAATGATTCCTCAAGTAATGTAGCATTGCCAGCAGCACAAAAAGTTGCTGTTTCTGGTACTACGGATATGAACATCGACAAACTACGATCTGCAAAACAGATTTTAGATGCTGCTGATG